CTTGCGAGAAATATACGTCTTCAGGTCCTTTTCAAAGTACTGATTGTTTGTCTGATACAGACCATCCATTCCACCATATCCTGTTGCCGGGTGCTCGTGGCGGATAATGCAGTAAGGCACATACAAACACGTATCCTTCAGCTTCGTGCGGCACAGATCCGTGAGTTCCGTATCGCAAAAGAGGCTCGTGTAGGCAGGGTTATAGAGGTACCCAAAGGAGTCGTACATTTTGCGCCCAAAGACCGTCAAGGTGTTCAGCTTATCCTGCTGAAACCCATCATTGAACCAGAGAATCGCATCCGTAGATGGAAAGGTCATCATATGAGAACGAATGACGTCATCGTACCCCTTGACCTGGGGAATCATGTCATCGGACACAAGGACAATCACGTCCCACTCCCACGGAACCGATGCGACATCTGCATTGCACGCCTCGATCTTGGACTTGCTGTTTCCATACACGATATTCGACCATGCAGCCTTGGAAAGAATACGTGTCAATTCCTCGCGAACCAGATTACGGGTCATGGTCGTGTCGTCGGTATCACATGATACCAGAACACCAATCTGGTCCGGACGATTGGCTAGGTTCATGTACTTGTTCAACGTGTCCATCACCTTCTGGGGACGGGCACGTGTTGGACACTTGAGGAGAATCTTCATAATTTGTTGAAGTGGGTGATGTGTAAACTTACAAGATATTCTTGCCATCTGCATTGTTGATTTGGAACACAACCGTGTACCCAAAGAGAGAGAAGAGAGGGGATGTGGATGTTGCAGACCCGCCCGGGTTCGACGAGCACGGTGTTCCCGCGGCATAAAAGTTGGCAGCATCGCCCGGCACCAATTGACCCGGTGTAACTGTGAGTCCGCACACGGATCCGGAGAATCCCTTGGATCCACCGATGGTCGCATTGCCCAGTGCAGGCTTGGGCACACCCGGAAGCACACAGGACTTGACAAGCTTGCCGTTAATGTAGACATCCACATTGCGCTGGAAGACAGTTAGGGACACGGCAAACCACGACTGGATAGGCACGTTCTCCACCGTGCACGTGAACTTGTCGTCGTAGGATCCACCCGATCCACCAGGAGCTGAAGCCCCCGAATCGGTCGAGTCACCCGAATACGTGCTAATATTGAAATGCAGACTGTTCGTCATGGCATCCAGCAAGATACTCGGGTTCATGATCGAGTTATTCGTCGGGTCCACGCGCTGGATCACCGGCTTGTCCTGACCGAATTGATAGTTCCAGTCTGCAATGTACATCCAAAACTGCATTCCGTAATCAGACACTTGGGATGCCGGGAAGGAGGATGCATTGACAATGGTTGCCGAGGATCCATCCACGGTATTCGTCACAACCGGAACGGAGCTCGTCAAGGAAAGTTTGGTCGTTTGCAGCAAAAAGTAGACAATGATAATCGCGAGAAGCGCGACACCCACGACCCACACTGCAGACATCTTGCCCCCAGGCACTTGTCCGAGGCTGGTAGACGCATAGTTAGTGGTTACACTTGAATAACCGGGACTTGCCATTGATGCTTACAAGGAAACTTTATTATGACTAGCAATGGAAAAACGAACTTTGCCTCCGATACGAGCTTCAAGTACAATGGCAATGTATTGCAATAATTGCGGTGAAAAGGGTCACGTCTTCAGGACATGTGGCGAACCTGTCTTGTCGTGCGGTATCATTCTTCTCGATACGACCCGCCTTCCCGCATCCTTTACGACTGCATGTCTTCTCATGATCCGGCGCAAGGACAGCATGAGCTTTGCCGAAATTCTCCGGGGCAAATATGACCCTGAAAATTTGTCATATCTGGAAACACTTGTGACCAACATGACCCAGTCCGAGCAGGCCATGTTGAAAACACTGACGTTTGAGGAAATCTGGAAACAGTCGTGGGGGGAAGACCACATGACTGCAGAATTTACCCAGGCGCGCGACAAGTTCAATAGTGTCGATATGGAAGCACTGATTCGAAAGTGTCCATCTCCGTATCCGGAACCCGAGTGGGGATTCCCCAAGGGACGAAGAATACGCGCCGAGACTGATGTTGAATGTGCGATTCGCGAGTTCAATGAGGAGACCAACATTCCCCGAGAAGCCTACACGCTCTTGCGCAATGTGGTGTTGGAGGAGACCTTTACAGGACTCAATGGCATCGAGTACCGCCACGTCTACTTTGTCGGTCTCTTGAATCAGGGTGGCATGATCGATCTTACACAGCGGTTCACGTACATGCAGCGGCGTGAAATTTCAGGTATCGGGTGGAAGACATTGAACCAGTGTAGCGCATTCGTGCGTCCTCACCATCTCGAGCGTCAAAAAATGCTCAATACGCTCAAGACGATTGTCGAGACTTATGAGAGCGAGTAGCCTGCAAAGTAAATGGTGATACAGTACGACACCACGGCAATCACGTAGACCCATGACCATACTGGAAAGATCGTGGCATCCTTTGTACCCGTCCCGAACGGACGGATCCGCCCTTCGCGACCAAACGCGGCGGACGGCTTCACGTACAGGAAGAGTGCCATTAGGAACAGATAGAAGGAGACCATCCAAATGCGATGATTTTTCCGTGTGAACGGCTCCATTATCAAATCGCAACGAAAAACAATGGACTACGTTCTACCGAACCGGAAAGCATTTGCCGACTCCATCACTCGTATTTTCCTCAAGTACCGTCGCGAAGACCGGGACCCCCTCGCCGAAGATAAGGATGTCGACCTGTGTCTCAAGCAAACAACGTCACGCGAGCTCTTACCGTACCAAAAGCTGGTCCGGGACTATATGATGATCGAGACCCCGTACCGCGGCATCTTGCTGTATCACGGTCTTGGATCCGGCAAGACATGTTCGTCAATTGCAATCGCCGAGTCACTCCTGTCGTCCATGAAGGTGATTGTCATGACTCCAGCCTCCCTGCGTACCAATTACCAGGGCGAGTTCCAGACATGCCCGATCTATTTTGAACAAAACTGGAGTTCGAGGCAAGTGACTGAAGGTAACAAGGAGGAGGCCCTTGCGCTCGGCGTCTCCCCTGAATTCCTGGAAAAGTACGGACGGTACTTTGTTACTGCACCCGGACAGGCGGCTAACTTTTCTGCACTTCCCAAGACGGATCAAGATGTTGTGCGCGCTCAAGTCATCGACGTCTTGAATCGTCGTTTCAGTTTCATCAATTACAACGGCTTGACTCGCGCCAAGGTTGCAGAGCTCATCACCGAGGACGGACCGAACCCGTACGAAGACCATGTAGTGATTATCGATGAAGTTCACAACTTCATTTCCCGTATCGCCGACAAGGAGGGTGTCATCGAGCCCGTGTACAAGGCCCTGTACCGTGCCAAGCGATGCAAAGTGGTTGCCTTGTCCGGAACGCCCGTGATCAACCGTCCCAATGAAATTGCATACTTGATGAACTTGTTGCGTGGACCCATTGAGCGTATCGTGATCCCCTTTAAGAATCTGCAGGGGTGGGACGAAGGCAAAATGACCACGACCTTGCGCGAGATGCGGGACGTGGACACGATCGAGTTCAATGCAGTCAAGAAGGTTGCAATGGTCACGCGCAATCCTCCCCAGTTCTCCACCGTGTACAACAAGACGGGCGAGCGTGTTGCAGTGCAGTACAAGAAGGATATGCCGTATACTCCCGTGGCATCTGATTGGGTGACAAGTATCAAGAAAAAGTTTGATACTGAAAATGGATCAGATATTGCTGTGGATCGCGTCACTGTTGAAGAGCTCGAGTGTTTGCCCACCAATTTCGAAGAATTCGCAACCATGTTTCTCGATGGTCTCAACATCAAGAACCCTCTTCTCTTTCAGAAACGTATCCAGGGATTAGTCTCGTACTTCAAGGGTGCCGATGAACGTTTGCTCCCTCGGCGCGTGGAGGATGACAAGATGCTTGAAAAGGTGGAAATGTCCGAGGAACAATTCACCTTGTACTTGGAAACACGCTGGAGTGAGCTCAAGGCAAACAGTAAAAAGACACAGAATCCCCTAAATGAAGACTTCAAGTCCTTTCGTGTCAAGTCCCGTCTCGTGTGCAATTATGCAATCCCGGCCGATTTGCGGGCCCAGTACACGTCAAAGGATGAAGAGGATGAAAAGTCTGTTCTCGATAAACCCGAGCTGCTGAATGCGTTGCGTGCGAATCCAGATAAGTACCTGTCCAAGAAGGCACTGGCCAGTTGTGCGCCTAAAATTCTCCGGATCCTCGACAATCTCGACATTGGAGATGGAGCCGAGTGGCGCAATCAGTTCGTGTACTCACAGTACCGTACACTCGAAGGTCTTGGTGTCTTTTCCGCCGTACTCGATGCAAATGGGTGGCAGCCGTACAAGATCGTCAAGCAGAACAGTCAGTGGGTTGAAGATCCCAATATGACAGACAAACCAGCCTATGCCTTTTACTCTGGCGAAGAGAAGGAAGAAGAGCGCGAATATTTCCGCCAGATTTTCAATGGACGATACGAGCCCAAATTCCCCGAATCACTCAAGACCAGCATTGCCTCGCGCGGTAAGAAGATTTTGTGCCTGTTCATGGCTTCATCGTCTGGCGCAGAGGGAATTACTCTGGCCAATGTCCGGCATGTTCACATTATGGAGCCCTACTGGACACCTGCACGCCATGATCAAGTAATTGGTCGTGCCATTCGTATTTGCTCCCACGCAACCTTGCCACAGGAGGAGCGGACAGTCAGGGTCAGTTTTTACCTGTCCGTCTTTAATGAAAAGAAGGCCAAGACATCCGACTTTCCCAACATTGCAGCCATTCGCAAGGCGGATACATCCACCAAGCGATACGAAGGTCAGCCCGTGGAAAGTTTCATGTCCACAGACGAATATCTGTACGACGTGACCTACAAGAAGGATTTGGTGAATCAGCGTATTGGCACCTTGCTCAAACAGTCTGCCATCGACTGCGAAGTTCACCGGAAACTCCATAGTCGCGAAAAGCCTGTCTTGTCATGTATGCGGTTTGATAGCACTGTGCGTGGTGATGAACTTGCCTTCAAGCCTTCGTTGAAGTCAGATGACCAGGATGAATCCTACTTGCGCAACATGTCACGCAAGCATCGCCGCCTGCAAAAGGCCATGATCAAGGGGATCCCGTTCTTATACGATCTTGATTCGCAAGAACTTTTTGATCCGGCAGCCTATGAGGACAATCGGCGATTAATCAAGGTGGGTCAGCGTGAATCGGAGGGCAAGGTCCGTTATGTGCTTGCCTGGTGAACATCCTCGAGCCACGGGTCGCACACCTTGGCCCAGCTCTTGAAGGTATACTTCTCAATGGCCGCACGACGAGTGTCAATGTTCTTGGCAGCCGACTCGAGTGCAGTTGCAACTGCCCCAACCTCGAACGTGGGAGCATACAGACCAAGCGGCATTCCACCCGGAAAGTAGTAGCGCGAATCAGGCGTCGTCTTGATTGTGTCGCACACCGTATCATCGAGGAAAGAACCATAGCTTCCGACATCCGTCACCACCTGCGGCGCGCCCGTGTACAGGTGCTCGAGCTGGCAGAGACCGTATCCCTCGCCGTCACTGGTATTCACGCCGATATCCGACAGATTGTAGATCTGGTTGATTGTCTCGTCGTTAATGACATTGGGCGGTGCCGTATCCACGACCATCAGACGCTTTGCATACTCATCCACGGACAGACCATCCTTGGTCAGCGAATCCTGATAAATACGCTGAACGTCATAATATGCTCCCGACTGGGGGTTGACGTTTGTGACAATCAGGAGATGGGCATTCGGAACCGAGCCAGCCTTCAAGAGACGCACAAAGCCCATGATGGTCACATCAAGGCGCTTGCGCTGACTGTTGCGATTCATGTTCAGGTACACGAGTGCATCCGACGGAATCTTGAAGTTCGTGCGAAGAGATGCGCGCTCGCCCCGAGGCATGTTCGTAAACATGGTAGGATCCACGGCGTGCTCAATCACCTGCGGCACCACGCTACGATCCTTGACCTGGTACTTGCAGTACGTCTCGGCCCACGAATCCGTGAAGCAGTAAATACGGTCGGCGTGCTGGTTCATGCCGTCGATCAGACCCTGGTTGATACCGTGGTACACCTGGTCAACATAGAGCCAGATCTTGTACGGCGGCTTGCTGTCCTTATCGAGCTTCAGCGCCTCGAAGAACTTGCAGATGATCAGGGGGTCATTGTAGATCATGATCACATCCGGCGTCACAGTCTCCACATACTCCTTGATCTTGTTGAAGCCAAAGCCCTCCTCCTTGGGATCCTCATTCGCGGCTGCATCGTACGCGATGACACCCTCCGGGATCTTGCGGTGGCCGGGGCGATTCGGGTGGCGCTGGAATCCGAAATGGAACGTCTTAACCTTGGGAGCGAGAGACCCGAGCTGGCGAAGCATGTTGTATGCGACCTTGGAATACCCGGTTGTCTGATCAACGTGTGTACTGATAAAGAGGAAGCGCATGGTTTGCGTTTTCTCTTCCGTTCTCTATAAATCAGAATGTCTCACCAAGTGAACTCCATGCAGGACTATGTCACGCAGAAAAAGAGGCAGATTATTGCTGCCACCTACAATACCAGCCCGCCTCCCCCGAATCGCGAATACAACAGCATGTACCTTTCGGTCAAGGCAAATGCTGCGACCGTGTACACGAGCCGCCTGGCACCTCCGGCTTCAAACAATGTGAACAATGTCGCAATCGGTCCCGTTACGTATACGAGCTTGTGCTGCCTCACTGGACAAGCTGTCTAATTCGATCTTCTGAAAGACCTAGTACTGAAAATAATGCAGTAAATCGAGCCTTGTCGGCGGTGTCGTTTTTGAACGCATCCTTTATCACTCTTTTTTGTGCTTCGAGGTATTTGTCGATCTCTTCTGGAGTGTGAGAAACGACAAACAAGTAATCCCCCACAAATGAGGAACACGCCATACCATTCCTATCTTTTCCGTCACCTAGGCCTAGACCAGGTGGCATCTCCATTATTCTGAATCCGGCAGCAGCATACAGCTCAAGAGAGGCTTTTGTAAACTGTAATGTACTGATGTATGTTTTTTCACGGTACACTGCAATTGGTGCTCTCTCTAGGAATTTAGCTTTGAGGTATTCTTCGAACTCTGCGCGTTCGCAGGAACTTCCATCACGCGAATTAAGCCAATTAAGAGTAAACGTACCGGATTCTAGATTGAAGTACACTCCGGCAAGCTCAACTAAAAGTTCACCGGCTCCATGGATTGTTGTTGCCTTTACACGCATGGCAAGTGCTGAATGATTGACTCCAATCTCGAGTGGCGAGTCCACCTGTGCAATCGCCAGTTGAACCGGTGACCCTGGTCCGGTCTTATACAAGATCCACGTGTACACACCTTGTGGTAACCCGCCGATGTCTTTGTAAAGGGGCATTCCGTACACGTAGTTGATATACAAGTCTTCTCGTTCGGGAGGGAACACCAAGTAACGTTTTCCGTTGGGCCATCTAACGGGTCTAGAAAAACACGGCATCGATGTTTTGTATAAAAGGTCAGGATCAACTACCTTGTAGCCTCGTTCCCAAACCTCTTGACATGCATCACGTGGCGGTGCTCGACCCATCGGACCTCTGCTCAACGAGAACCCTTCTTCCATTGCTTATTCGCATATAAAGAATCAGTGCGCCTAGATACAAATGCCAGGGGCGTTGATGCAACTGGTGTCCGTAGGGGCACAGAATGAACTGGTTAACGGAAAACCGTCCATGACTCATTTCCGTACAGTCTATCGCCGGCACACCAACTTTGCCATGGAACATATTCGCTTAACCTTTGGAACGTCCAACCTTGACTTTGCACCCACAACTAAACGACTCTTGTCGACACGCATCGATCGGTACGGTCAGCTTGTCAATGACTGCTACCTGGTCTTGACACTGCCGGATATTTGGTCACCTCTCGTTTCCGTCTCGCCTCCTCCCACCGGATATGATCCTCGATGCACGGCAATCGGATATGAATTTCAGTGGATCAAGAACATTGGGTACAATTTGATCGATTACATTGAATTGACAATCAATGGTGTCTCGATCCAACGTCTTAACGGCGAATTCCTCAAGTTTTATTCGTACTTTACCCACGATGCCGCCAAGCGCATCCTTGTCGACCAAATGATTGGAAATGTGCCCGAAATTTATGATCCGGCAAATGCATATGACCGCCAAAACCAATACCCTCATGCAATCGCCGTCACTAGCACGACTGGCCTTGCCGCACCCATGACCACCGTGCCTGAACCGAGCATCCGGTCCCGTCAACTCATCATCCCTCTTCATTTCTGGTTTTGCGAAAACCCCGGACTGTCTCTTCCGTTGATTTCCCTCCAGAATTCCGAGGTCTTTATCAACGTATCGCTCCGTGCCGTTCAGGACCTGTATACGATTATTGATACGAACGCGTCGTCGCCTACGTACGGTCAGCGCATCGAGCCGGCTGGATTGTACCCGCTTCAGTTGTTCCTCTCGCCTCCTACAGCTGCCGGTGCGCCCAGCAATCCGTCGGTGACAACCTTTTTCTCGGATCCCTACCTGGAATGCAACTTCATTTCCCTCGATGATACGGAGAGCAACCAGCTTGCCGTTGCAGACCAGACGTTCATGTTCAAGGAGGTCCGTACCTTTTCCAACACGGGACAGTTTGGACCCAATACTGAAATTCAACTCCCGGCTTTCAACTTGGTCACGCGTGTCTTTTTCGCCGCGCGTCGTACCGATATGGAGTTGAACAATCAATGGGATAATTACACGAACTGGCAGAACCCCGATCGCGCACCCTTTACGCCGAATACATTGAGTATCGCCTCGTCTCTCTATTCGAGCGGACAGTACCAGATAACGTCTGTATCGCCGAGGGACAGCGTGATCGACGGTGTCATTCTTTTTAACGGCAAGGATCGGTTCTATACCAAACCCGTGTCGTACTTTTCCCTCTTGCAGTCGTATCGCCACACAACCGGTACTTCGTCATCCGTTCTCCCGGGCGTATACATGTACTCCTTTGCACTGAACAATGATCAGTACCAACCGAGTGGCGCCTTTAATGCGAGTTTTATCGACAAGGTATCGCTGCGTCTTACACTTCAGCAGCCTCTGCCATCCAGCACTGCGATTGCCGGTGCGACCCAGGTTTGCGTTCTTCGCTCCACCGTCTTCAACCAGAACCCCGTGATCATCCCTGCTGCAAACTTGAATCTTATCAATCCGACGACAGGAGCACTTTTGTATCCGCCGTCCGATGTCGTGACAGTTGTGCAAACGTCGACTGGGTCACTTTTATTCAATTACACCTACGACGTGATTACATACGTTGAGTCCTACAACTTTATCCGGATTGTCAGTGGACTGGCAAATCTCGTGTTTGCAACATAACAATGGATCAGCACGTTCCAGCTGTGGGACCAGTTACCGAAATCACAGTTGCCCAGATCAAGACGGCCAAGGATACCGTTGATGTCCTTGATTTGATTCCAAAACTGTGTGGCGGCGTTGTCAAATTCGAGGTCCAGCCCATCTACACTCAAGTCCGGACCAAGAAACTCCTGACAACGTCGGAAGATGAAGACAAGCAGGCGGGGTTTCCGGCAGTCCAGTTCTATGTCGAATACACGGACAAGGAAGGCGGGCATACCGATTCATACAAGACAACAGAGACTGTAACGCTGGGCGAGTACAATACATGGGGACAGATCTTGTGCGCGCCCCAGTCTATGGCCTATCAGTTAAGCGTGTGGGCAGCCATTGGTGTCATGGGATTCTTGGCCATTGTCTTGTGGGTCGTCAATATCATCTATGCGTGGAAGATCTGGGACACAAACACGAAAAACTTTGATGCTGGATTGAATTCGTCAGATAGCCGGTTCAGTGACGTTGGTAGCTTCTTTGCTCGAGTCGCATCCTGGGTTTCTTCGCCCGTGTTCAAGTTCTTTATGGCAATCATGGCAGCTACGGTGCCCTTTGCAACTGCCTTTGTCGACATTCTCTTTTACTTCTTTGTGATTGCCCCGGGATCCAAGATGGTAGGAACAGAATCTATTGTCGACGGGAAGTAATGATTGAACTTCACTGGGTTGTGGGCGGGCTTGTGACGGGTCTCGTCTTGTCCACTGTTTTTATTCCACCCACACGCATTGAGAAACGTGTGCCAACTCCGACGGATCCCTCGACTGTTTATACGACGGATACGGGATGTGTTCGTCTGACCCCGGTTGAAGTTCCGTGCACAACCGAGCCAGAATCGTTCAATCTTTTAGCATCCTTCAAGTAATGATCACCCAAGTACTTGAACGAGGAGCATCGTTCTTTTCGTTCATTATTGGGCTGGGAATCGCAGCCCTGCTTTTCCACCGTAATTACGAGACCAAGACACAACTTGCAGTCCCGCTCCAAGATGCAACGACCAAGGTAAGTCAGTTTGACGGAAAGTGCTATCGCTTCCGCGTCGAGGACGCATCTTGTGAATTCGCGTCTTCCTTATAAACAAAAATGGACGACGCAACATCCCTTGACGCACTGCTTCCTAGTCCCCAAGGTCCTCAATCGGCTGGCCCTTCGGTGCCGATGCCGTCCGGTCCCGGGCCCACATCCGGTATGACACCGTCGTTCAAGCCAACGCTCCCCGCGATGGGTTGGATGTTTCGGAACCTCAAAATCTACTTTTGCTTCTTCTTGGCGGCTGCACTCATTTCGCTCTCGACCCCCCGCAATCTCCTGCTCCAGTACTTTCCGAATGCATACACATCCGGAGGCGTCGTAAGTTACACGGGCGCGGCAATTCTCGGTGCTGCAAGTGTTGTGATTTCTCACCTCCTGGTTGTGTTCTTGTCGAGTATGGGCGTCTAAACACAATTTCTCCTATGTAGTCAATGTACAGGCAGCCGCCCGTTCGCGTGCATCCGCGTATTCTGTTAGGTGCGGGGCATATGCTAACGCCTGCATTTGTAGCGCGACACAAGATTACGCATGTAATTAATTGCGCATTCCCCGAAGATTCGCCCCTGTGGTTCCGGAAAAAGTTCCCGGATCAGTATGCGTGTATGGGTGCTCTCGATTCCGTCCATGTGCGGATTTTGGACTGGTACCCTCGCTTCGAGTCAACCATGCGCAAATTTCTCCGTGAATCAAATGGAACCATTTTTGTCCATTGTCAGGCCGGTATTAACCGGTCTGCCTATTTACTCCTCTTTTTCATGACGGTGAATTTCAATCAAGACTTTGGAAAACTCGTGCGGGAAGTGCGGAAATATCGGACCGTTTGTACCAACCCATCCTTTATGAAGGAAGTAGCAACGGTTCTGGCAGTTGGATAGTCGAAAACGAAATCTGTATTCGTAAAGAACAGGGAGATTGGCCCCCAACATTCTCCACATTCAAAATGACATCCTCTATCCTTTCCCCCACAATCACCCACCACCTCTTCTTCTGCAGCGAGCCCCAGTGCTCAAACCAAGTCAGCGCCTACAACGACATGTGCCTCGAGTGCGAGTGCGAGGCATCCACAATTTCCGAGTGCCCGGGCTGCGGCGACGTCACTGCCAACGGCTACTGCTACGACTGCTGGCAGGAGCGCTTCGGCATGGACGAGGAGCCGGTGAGCTGGTACAAGCCAATCTGCATGGGTTGCGACAATGCCTATGCGCGTGACGGCGGCGAGTACTGCGACGACTGTGCAAACAGGCACAAGTATCCCTTCCGTTACGTCTGCAGCCGTTGCGACGAGACGTTCCGGATGGCCAAGATGGCGAGTACAGACGAACCGATCTGCGGAGAGTGCCACCTCGAAGCGGCTGACATCGTGCAGACGTGGTGGCGCAGCGTTCGGGAGCCCAAGGCTCTGACACCGATCCGGATCCCCAAGCTCCCATGCGCAGATTGCGGATCCGTGCCTCCTGACGGACACTTCCCGTGCTACCGCGACGACGATCCTCTCTGCGCCCAGTGCGGGGAAACCACCTGCCTCGAGTGTGGCAACCGATTCGTAGCCGAGGCGCTCAATACATTGGCGGTCTGCCGCCCGTGCAAGCAGATGCTCGATGAGACCAAGCGCTACTGCCAGTGGTGCGACGGCTACTACAACCTCAAGTTGGGCGACGCGGAGAGGGTCCAGTGCTACGATTGCGAGAAGTACAGCTGCACGTGTGACGGTTCTGGCCGCATGTGCAACTTCTGCGCGGAGGAGTACAAGGAGCCGTGCCGCGGCTGCGGAGTCTACAGCGATCTGTGGACGGACGAGACGTACTGCCGCAAGTGCTACGTAGTTCGCTACGGGTACGAGTTCCCCCCGAAGACGGTGCCGCCCATCATGAACCCGGAGAACGTGTGCGAAGAGTGCGGCATGGAAAGCTTGACCGACTGCGACTGCAAGGTCGAGCCGGAGCGCAAGCCCCGCGGCTGTTGCGGCTGCTGATACCCCGGCTGCTAGAGAGATCCACAAAAAAACCTTTTTACATGGAACCGTCTATCAATATATGGCGCTATAGTCTAGTGGTTAGGACAGGAGGCTTTGAACCTCTTAACGCAGGTTCGATCCCTGCTAGTGCCAAACAGGTGTGTCCGAGTTGGTTAAGGAGGCAGGCTTAAGATCTGCTGGAGAAATCCTCGTGGGTTCAAATCCCACCGCCTGTATTCTTTTTTGCACACGATGCACAATTTCCGACCAAACGGTCTGATTGGGCATTCATGTAAAGTCCTACAGCAACGACAAGGAGTACTACAATCAAGATCCAAGCCCACGCCATTTACTTACGAGTCCGACGAGATTTGCGCCGGGTGCGACGACCTGCACGCCTGGCCGGAGAGCCTGGATTCGAAGGTGGTTGAGGATTTTCATTGTACTCGATGCTTGCAGGGAAGTTATTCTTCATTAGTTCATACAACGGTTCAGAGTCGCTGATAGATGCAAGAACGGTACCCCTTGATTCAACAGTGACCGCATCTTCGTCGATTTGAATCATGGTGTTTTGGTCAGCCGACGACTTGATCTGGTACGCAGCTGGCTTTTTGATCACAGAAAGCCCTCCCGATGGAAGATAGACCTTCGATCCCTTGTAGGAGACTGACGAGAGCTCATCGTTTATCAAAGTGATTTCCCAGTCGCCAGCTGAACTTTTAAAAGGCAACGGCATTACTTACTTACACGAATATCTTGAACGAGTGGTATGGACGTCTTCAAGGTCCGCAAGATTCGGGAAACCGGATCCTCATCGATGGGTACGCTGGACTCTGTTCATCATGACATTGTCCAGGGTCTCAAGGACTCCAAGACAAAGAAGGTAGAGTTAACGGAAGAACTCGAGGGTCTGCGTAAAAAGATCGAGGAAACACGAACGTCCAACGACATGAAAGTGATCTTGCAATGCTCGGAATGGGAAAAACGCGTGCGTGAAATTGAAGAGGAAGTGTCGCATCTCAATCCGATCGAGGGGTACTACTTGAAGAACATGGACATCTTGACGGAATACTACAAGCGATCGGAAGCCCCTAGTCTAGCCGTTGCTTCACCCAAGGATGCCAATACGTTCCTGAAATTCTTTGCCTCTGCTGCTCCTGCTGAAGGTGTGTCTCGCAAACAGATCTTTGACGAGTACGTGACACGCATGAAACTGTCGAACTGCCCGGATGTTGTCCAGCAAATGACTGAACACTGCAACCAATGCAATGTTGCGCGCGAAGAAATCAGTTCCGAGGGAATCTTGGTCTGCCCGAACTGTGGATCGGAAGAGTATGCTCTCGTGGTTTCGGACTTTCCCTCCTTCCGGGACCCGCCCAAGGAACGGAACAATTATGCATACAAGAAAATCAACCACTTGAATGAGATTCTGAACCAGTTCCAAGCCAAGGAATCCACCATGATCCCGGAGGAGGTCATGAACGAAGTGGTTCTTGAAATCCGGAAACGGCGGATCAATAACATTGCAGACTTGACGGAAAAGGAGATTCGTGAAATCTTGAAGAAACTGGGCCGATCCAAGTACTACGAACACGCCGCCCACATTCTGTCGCGTTTGAACGGGAATCCACCACCGACCATTACCCCGGAAATCGAGGAAAAGGTCCGCAATATGTTTCAAGAAATCCAGGCACCGTTCCTGCTGTATTGCCCGAACGACCGGACCAATTTCTTGAGCTATTCGTACATCTTGTACAAGTTTTTCGAGCTGCTGGATCTCGATGAGTACAAGGTCTACTTTCCGCTGCTCAAGTCACGAGACCGACTGATCGCGCACGATCACATCTGGGAGAAGATCTGTTCCTACTTGAAGTGGGAATTTATTCGAAGCGTTTAGTAAATGCCGCCACTTGAAGTGGGAAAGCGGTATTTCGTGACGCCGAAGAAAAACGCCGACCCGTACAACACGAAGAAAATCATGAACAGTGTCGACATTCGAAAACCGCCCGTTGCAAGGTTTTTTGGTGGGAACGGATTCTTGTTTGACTCGGATACATCTGCAGGAGGAGTCCATACAGAACTCAAGAAACAATATTGGGTCTTTACGCCCGTGGATGGAGGAGATCCACTTGCAGTCGATGACAAAAATGATCCCCAACCTCTCGAGGGCGGACGTACCCGCAAGCGCAAGTCCCGCAAGTCCCGGAAATCTCGCCGTAGCCGTCGGTAATCCGAGGTTTTAACACATTGGGAGTCCATACACAAAATGTCCCGCGTAATTCAGGTTGCAGGGCGAATGATTGAACTTTCGGGGCTGCATGGTGTCTGGCTTGGAACCAAATTTCCATTCGGATCGCAGATCACGCTGTATTATACCAATGGATCCCCCACGCAGACGATCGACTATGAGTATGGTCAGTGGGAACAGGCTGAAAAGGATAGGAACATGATAAAGGCCTTATGCCCACGAGATCCGGTAAAAAGCAGTGAACGTCCGACGGGAGACACTGCACCCGGGGAACGTCTCCTTTAACACATTCTCCACCCTATCGCGAGACACGTACAATGGAGCTTCAATAAACACATACTTCTCGCCCATACGAGCAGCATCGGCTGCCTCGCGTTCGGATGTTCGGATAAAAAGATCGATACGGTTGTTTTCATCGGATAATGTACGGAGCTCTTCTGCACTAGGCATTACTTGAGTGTGCGTAATCTCGTTAAAATTACTGCAAGAGTGGGCCGGGTGCCTGACGCTTCACAAACATCTGCTTCATTCTCTCCGGGCCGAAGGACTCGTCCACGACCATACGTACCACATCTGGATCGAACGTCTTGCACGAAAACACATCGAGGTACATGTCATTTGTCTCTTCACAAAAGTGGGCGCAAATGTTGGATGTCTCGATCAACTGAACCAGTGTGTACCCCTTCTTGTTTCCCTCTCCAAACATGACAATCTGGGGCTTGCCGAATGCAACCATATCAATCTCCTTGACAAGACGGTGTGTGAAGGTCTCGATGGTCCGAGGGCAACGGATCGTGTGAGGGGTGCAGCGGGCAACGTCGAGCATAAGATGGTATCCCCACGACATGATAGCTATATCTTCTCTCGTGAAAATGTAATGAAGTTTTCGTTTCCCGGGCGCGCCCCGGAAATCAATGGGCATGTCGTAAACCTCTTACTAAACATCGTAATGCTTGCGGTGGTGTATGCAATTCTAGGCGCAATCGTGTCAGTCTTTGTCGACAATCTGTTTCCAAAGTACTCGGACTCTTGGAAAGAGCTTCCTTCGTATCTGCAGGTTGCCGACGTCTTGTCTGAATATTCGATGCTTGCCTTGTTAGCGTTCTTTTCCTCGTATTTTGTAGATTATGTTGTCCCCTACTTTCCGATCCGTCGCGATCTCGAGACGTATGTGGAAGTATTTGGCGGGCGCATGGTCTTCATGTACGTAGTCTTCATCTTTGTGCAACGGGATTTAGATGAGAAGGTTCGGTTCTTGTACAGCGAGGTCTTCACTTCCTACGACGTCCTCCGAAAACAGCGGGAGAACTTCCAACGGAAGCCGAAGATTTGAGAGCAATCGCATAGAACGGGTAGTACAGGTAGGGGAAGAGGAAATCAATAAAGGCCCACAGGTACGAGCCATAGGTATCAAACGACAACTTGGCCGCACCGTAGTGGAAGATCAGCAGGGGAATGCTGCCCAGTAACACGAGGATAATCGTGTACAAACTCGTTCCGGCAACCACGGCCGTATCCACCGCAGACGTTGCCGTGTTTCCAACAGCCGATGCAACAGTGGGAACGACGGAAGACTTGCACATTCCGCTCGTTGAATCAAACACTTGTCCGGCGGGACACGGAACCGGAACTGGGGGAATACCTGTAGGTGCAGGTGTGCTCATTTACGTGATATCAGGAAATTTATTAGCTCACTCAAAGTAAAATGTCCACTGACAAGGCTGAAGACCGCAAAGATGCTGCAGTTCCCGCGCCGGTTGTTGTCGAGCCCCCGGCTGTTCCTGCACCCTCGTCATCCTCGGAGATTGCGACGGACTCCACGCTCTTCAAGAACTTCGATGCCAAGAATCCGGTTCCTACCATTCTTGCCGTGTATGCTCACTTCCAGACGCTCAAGGGAGTCACAGACGAGGAACGCACCAAGCTTCTGACAGGCGTTCTTGTCCACCTCGTGGACACGGCCCCGGGTCTCCCGGATGACAAGAAGGGCGATGCCAAGGCACTGATGCAGACACTTGTTCCCCACGTTATCCAGGCCATTGAAACCGTCAAGAAGGAGGTGGAGTCGCTTATCCCGCCCCAGCTCAAGGCGGTGGAGGCCAAGGTCAAGTCGTGCTTTGGCTGGTAATTACATGCAAGGTGCGCAAAACACACAATGGGCATTCCGTACTATGTTGCATCCCTGCTGAAAACTCACCGAACCATCCAGACCCGGTATGACACGTTTGAGTGTGATGTCTTGGGACTTGATTTTAATTGTTTTATT